CTTTACCTTGTTCATAAAAGTGATTAGCAATAGCATCGGAATTCATTGCTGTAAACAGAGATTTGTGATAACCTTTAGCGTCTGACATTTCATTATTTTTATTCAAGAACTTCTTGACAAAATTATTAATATCGCTTTGAGTTTCTTTTACCTCACCAGCATTCTTCACATTAAACCTATATTTTTTATCTCCGACGTTGTATTCAAAACCTTTGAATTTATCGTTAAAAACTTGTTTAGTTTTTAATTTAAAAGTGTTAGTTTGTTGTTCTGCTATTTTTTGAGTTTCTTCCGACTCTTTGTTATACCTATTAAAGAAGTCCATAGCTTTTTTGGCTTCAGGCGTTAACCTAGAACCAGCTTTTATTTCTTCATAGTATTTAGACTTTTGCCCGTCTAGGTGGCTTTTAGCGTTGGCAACTTGCTCTTTTAACGCTATTTTTTTCTTTTTAATATCTCTTTCTTCATCAACTTCTTCGTCATACGAAAACGAGTCTTCAATTAAAAACTCTACTTCATCTGATGTTAAATGAGATTTAGTTTGTTTGTAGTACTCTCTTAGTACTGTCATATCATCATAACTAGAATAATCTTGGTTAAGACGAACGTAATCTTCTAAGCTACCACCGGTTTCATCCATAAAATCTACAACTTTTTGTAAATTTTCAGGTATTGCTTTACCAGTCTCTTGAGCTTGTTCTATAGCTTCTACAACTTCTTCAGCTAGTTCTTCTGTTTGCTCTTTAACTTCTTCTTCAGTAACTTCTTCTAATACTGGAGTTTCTTGTGTTTCAGCTTCCGGTTGTACTTCTTCTTGTTTTTCTGTGGTGTTGGCATCTTCAACGAGCTCAACCACTCCACTGTCGTCAGCGTTATCTTTTTTAACTTCATCTTCTTTTGGTTTTGTTGGTTTATCTAAATTTACTTTGATGACATCGTCATCTTGTTTTGTTTTTTTAAGATCAACTTTTGTTACGTTGTCTTTAGTAGCCTTTTCTACCACTTCTTCTGTTTTCTTTTTTGCCATAATATAATATAATAATAATTAATAATTTTTATCTAGGATCAAAAGAACCTAAATCAAATCCACTTCCTAATATATCATTACCTGCAGACTCAAAGTTTTTAGGTGGTTTTTGATTATTTCTTTGGTCAATCATCTCACTTTGTTGAGATGCTTGAATTTTAGTTCTTTCGTCTTTACGATCTTCTTTTTGTTTTTCTCTTTCTTTTATTGTTTCAGTTTCTAGTTGTTTTAACTGCATATTCATTTGAAACTCAAACTCCATAAGTTCTTTTTTATAAATAACTTCTTGTTGCATTTTTTGCGCTTCAATTTGTGCTTGTGTCTGTAACAATGCTATATCTAGTTGTGATTTAGCTTGTTCTTTTTGCATATCAGATTGAGCAGCTGCTTGAGCAGATTGTTGATTTGCTTGTGCTTGTGCTTGTATGTTTTGTTGTTGTTGAGCTTGATCTTTTTCTAGTTTTTTAGCTCTACGCATTTTTAACAACTGATTAGCAAGCTTAATGTTTTTAATTTCTCTAAGATCAATAGCATCAGCAAGCTCAATTAACTGTTGTTGTAAAGCCATTTGTATATTATTCTCAAGCTGTGCTTTTTCTTCTTCATCTGGTGTTAACTCTAAGAATATACCAAAGTCATATAGATGTAGCTCACTCATTTCTTTTAATGTAGCAACGTTATGATTACCTATTTGCTGTATAAAAGCGTCAGCAGTTGGAGAATATTCTAGTATATCTGATATTCTTAACGATAATTGCTCTGCAACTTCTGATGTTAAAAATAAACCAGCTTGTAATATATGTCTTGTTGCTGTATTAGAATTAGCTGCAGCTAACTTCTGTACTCCAACTAAAGCGTTTTTGTCAGGTGTACTACCATCTCTAGCTTCGTTAAGCCCGGTAGTATCTCTAATCATTTGCATATAGTAGTTATAAGTCTGAATTAAACTTTGCATTTTAGCACCACCATTGCTAGACTGTATTTCTTGAATAGGTACTTTACCTGGGTTCATATCACCCTCGCTTGTAAACGATCTACCAATAACAGATCCTGTTTGGAAAAACATGTTTAAGGCTTCTTGTGGGTTGTAGTTTGTTCCGTTACCCAAATCTATCTCAGCTAAACCATCAGCATCTAAATAAACACCGTCTGGTACCATACGTGATAATACTTGCTGTAGTTTTAAATGAGTTAGCTGTATCATATCAGCAAAACCAGTAATACGTTGTACCAAAGACTCTATACGACCTCTGTACATGCGAGGAGCTACAAGAGAATAATTCATTTTACATTTAGTATAATCGCTTTTTGGCCTCATCATGTTTTTAGCCATTTCCCATTTAAGTAATTTACCAGTACCTAAAACTAAAGCACCTTCATACAAGCATTCAACAGATTTTTGTAGTTTACCAAAACCACCTTCCATATCTTGTGGTGGGTTAAACGTATCATCTTTTGATAAAACTTTATCAGCACCAGTACCAGTCTCTTTTACTTTATAAGTTTCGTTCATGTATGTTTTATAATTAAAGTATAATATCTGTACTTTATTTATATCATGCTCATGGCGATTATAACCTTGGTTATAGTTTGTTTTGTGATAACTTTTGTTTTGCACTATTTCTTCTAGTTCGTTTTGATCTAGATGTGGAAACTGTTTTACAAGTTCATTTATTGGTATTGTTTTTACTTCGCCAACATAATATATATCATCAAAATAAGGAGATTCAGTGTAAGAATAAACTAAATCAGCTGGATCAACATGGTCTATAGTAACACCTTCAGAGGTGTTAAAGTTTGTTTTTACAGCGCCTATACCTAACACTGTAAGGTCGTAGTAAAATTGTTTTTTAATTAACTCATACCTGTTGCCTTCAAACAAAGTAGCTAAAGCTTGCTCTTCTGCTATCTCTACAGCTTGCTTATAACTAAGCTGCATGTGTAGTTGTAACTCCTCCATGTTTTCAGGCAGCTTATCTTTATCGTTTTTATAAAGATTCATGTTAAACTGTTCTTGAACCATGTCGTTAAACTCGCGCGTTTGCATATCTTTTATAATTGACTCCATATACTCTGTGCGTTTTTCTACACCATATGGGTCTTGAGAATAAGCTTTTATGTCGTATGTTCTTTCAGCTATACCATTTACTACTATATCAACGAATTTAGGTATAATAGGCACTGGCTTCCAGTCTAAATTTAAATAGGACAAATCACCGTTTATAGATAACTCGTCCTTATACTTTTGTATTGATTGCTCACCTCTAGCGTATAGTTTTAAATTATGAAAATTATTGTGGTTAGTTGCATACCTGCTAGTACCTCTCTCAGTGTGGAACCACTCAGCTTCAATAGCTTTAGCTACTTTTAAACCATAGTCATAGCTCATTTTCTCTAGGTCGCTTACAACTTGAGAAGGAAAATAACTTTTTACAATCATATTTGTTTGTTAATTAATTTAGATGTATTACCTTTATTTGTGTACTTAGCAATACTTATGTTTAGTTTGGGTTTTTCAACCTTTGCATTTGGCCTGTACAAATGCCTGTTGTTAGCCATTATAGCCAAACCAGAGCTTATAGACGCATCATGCTTTGTTCTTTTGTTTATATCAAACTTAGCCCAGTCGTTTAGTAATTCATTAAAATAACAACTGCCAAAAGTCCCATCTTGTTTCATACCAACGTGATCTTGTATGTACATTTCAATAGCAGCAGCATGAGCTTGTTTTATATCTTCACTTGAATTAGGTATGCCACCTATTTCTTTTTCAGCTACAGATAACTTGTTCCATATTTTATCTGGCCTGTTCATGCTAAAACCTCTATAACCACGTCTTCGTAAATAATACAATAAACGAGGTTTATTGTTCTCTGCAAGTATAGGCATCCCGTAAAATACTAATGCCATTAAAACATCTTCAAAGAATATCTCTGCAGTTTGTGGTCTAGCTAGATACTCTAAGAAAAACTGATTAGCTGGAGAGTCTTCCATACTAAACTTTGTTAATCCGTGTAATGCGCCTTTAGAACCTACACCATCTACAGTTCCTGATATATCGTAGCTATCACAACCAAAAGCACCCATATGCTCATTGCCAGGGTACTTAATACCGTTTTTTATTACAACTTTGTTTTGTATATTTGTTGGTGGTACCCAACTTATTTTAAACCTACCTTTTGGATCTGGATAGAATATAACGTTACTGTCTTTAACACCATTAACCCATTGAAAGTTACCTCTAGTAATACCTAATGTTCTAGACATTTCTTCGTTGTAATCTATTTGTTCGTATAATTTAACTAAGTTAAATATACTGTTCTTAGTCTCATCTCTAAACGCATGCTCAGTGGTTCTTGGAAACTGTCTGTAAAATTCATTTAAAGCGTCTTGATCGTTTTTTAGACCGTCAGCTTCATTTTGCCAACTGTCTACAACTCCTATATCTATTAATTCCCCATGTGGATCGAAGACTTCATGATCCGGAGTATCGAAGACTGGGCTTCCGTGCTCATCAATAAATCCTTCGTAGTTCCACTCCATTGGGATAAAAAGAGAATATAGCCCAGACGCTGTCTGTCCATTTCTGTTTCGCTTAGTAACGTCTGATGCATTATATAATTTTTTAAAGTTTTCTCCACCTTTGTCTAATGAATTTGAAGTTGAGCCCATCATGCATTTACCTATAATCCTACTACCTAATCGTAAACATGTCTTTGTAACTCTCCAGTTGTTTAATATATTATCAGGTCTTTCCCACTTACCACTTTCATCGTGTACTAAAAGCTTTAGTTTTTCACCGTCATAGCTATTGTCACCTGTATTCTTCCAGTCTATAGTTGTATCTAATCCCTCTAAGTCTTCTAGCTTTTCGTTTGTTGTAATCTTCTTTCTAGTGAACTTAGAAGCTGGAACTCTATATGCAAGCTCGGATTTTGGCCTATCCATACCATCTTGAATAGGACTAAAAAAGAAAGGATAATTAATAGATATAGGTACAACTTTATCAGTAAACATTTTCTTTGCATCTGCTCCTGTTTTAGATAATATTCCAAACCTAGCGTCACTTGATATTGTGGCTTGGTTAACTGTTTCGGCTGACGACATAAAAGAAAAACCAGATCGTCTGTTTTTAAGGTAGCACATACCATAACATCTTTTATCTGCTTTACATGCTTCCCAAAATATATAGAACAATCTATTAGCTTCTCTGAAGTCTGGTGCACCTACGTCAATTTTGCTCCATTGTAGATACATGTAGTGTGTACCGGTTATGTATGTTGCTTTACCGTTATTGTTAAACCAGAAGCCTTGTTCTCTACGTTTAAATTCTTCGTCTATATAATCAAACCAGTCAGCTTTCTTTTCTTCAGGATAACTACGCCAGTCAAATATATTTTTAAGTCTACCTAATTCTTTTGGATATTCAAACTGTTTCCACTTTTTTTCTTTGTTGCTATACACACTACGCT